ACGGATAATCCACATCTGCCCCAAGACTTCATCGAACGGCTGCAGGCCAACTACGACCCATCACTCCTCCAGGCGTACCTGGAAGGTCAGTTCTGCAACCTCACAACAGGCCAGGTCTATGACCGCTTTGACCGGGCCAAACACGTCACAACAGAACACCCAGATATCAGCTCTGAGCCCTTACGGGTTGGCGTTGACTTCAATATTGGCAACATGTCAGCCGTCATCGGTGTCCGTCTTGGCAACCATCTATTGCTGATTGATGAAGTCAGCGGTGCCCATGACACCGACGCTTTGGGTCAAGAAATACGCAGACGATTTCCCAACAACCGCATATATATCTACCCTGACGCATCAGGCGGAGCACGATCTACTAACGCCAGCCAGACCGACATCCAGATCTTGGAAACCTATGGCTTCATCAACCAATCGCCTAGGTCAAATCCTCCCATCCGTGATCGGGTGGCTGCTGTGCAAGCTGTTCTGGAGAACGGGAAAGGTGAAGTCAGGCTGCAGGTAGTCAGCAGTTGCAAGCGGACTATTGAGTGCCTTGAGCTGCAGTCATATACAGAACGTGGTGAGCCAGACAAAGATGCTGGCTATGACCACATGAATGACGCCCTTGGTTATTTGGTTTGGCGTGAGTTCAATCCGCTGCATCAACGTGCTGGACGGGGCACAGGCATCAGGCTTTACTAAGCTGCAGGAACTGGGTGGTTTGCAGCTGTGTACTCGGGTCTTTCTGGTCGCCAACGTGTAGGCAACGTTACGCAGGTCAATGACCCGAATACTGCTTGGGTAAACATGGAGCCGCATTGGCTTCTGATTGAAACCCTGCTGCTGGGCACATATGGCATCAGGAAAAAACACCGGACATATTTGCCACAAGAACCAAGGGAACTGGATGAGGCATATGACAATCGCCTGTTGAGAAGTGTTCTGGCGCCGTTTTATGTGCGTTTGGAGCGCATGCTTGCGGGCATGTTGACGCGGAAGCCTGTGCGGCTGACAGACGTGTCAGACAACATCAGGGAGCAGCTGTTTGATGTTGACCTGCAGGGCAATGACCTGAATGTTTGGACGTATGAAACTGCTCGCAAGTGCGTCCGCTATGGCCACGTAGGTGTCCTTGTTGATGCCCCTGCTGCAGGTGCAAATGGCCGCCCGTATTGGGTGACATATACGCCCAGGGACATCCTCGGTTGGCGTGTGGAAAACGAAGATGGCCAACAACGGTTGACTCAGCTGCGGCTGATGGAACGTGTTGTTGTCCCTGATGGCTTGTATGGGGAAAAGGAAGTGCAGCAGGTGCGTGTCCTTACGCCTGGTGCGTTTGAGATCCACCAAAAGGATGCCAGGGGTGATTTTCGTGTTGTTGAGGAAGGCACCACCAGCCTGAGCGAAATCCCTTTTTCAGTTGCGTATTCCAACCGGACCAACGTGCTGGAGTCGAGCCCTCCATTGGCTGACATCGCAGAGCTGAACCTGAAGCAGTATCAAGTCCAGTCAGATCTGGACAACCAGCTGCACATTTCAGCTGTGCCGATGCTGGCTTTCTACGGTTTCCCACAGGCCGCTGAGGAAGTTTCTGCTGGCCCTGGCGAGGCCATTGCATTCCCTGCTGATGGCCGTGCTGAATACATTGAGCCGGGTGGTCGCAGCTACGAAGCCCAGTTCAAGCGGCTGGACCAGATTGCATCGCAGATCAATGAGCTTGGCCTTGCTGCTGTATTGGGGCAAAAGCTCAGCGCAGAAACAGCTGAGGCGAAAAAGATTGACCGCAGCCAAGGCGACAGCACGATGATGGTCATTGCTCAGCAGATGCAAGACCTGATCGATAACTGCCTGGACTTCCATGCCCAGTTCCTGCAGGAGCAGCAGGCAGGCAGCAGCTTTGTGAACCGTGACTTTCTTGCATCACGGCTGGAGCCGCAGGAGATCCAAGCTTTGCTGCAGCTGTACACCGCAGGCACCATCACTCAAAAGACATTGCTGGACCAGCTTGAGGCTGGCGAAGTGCTGGGTGATGACTTTGACGTTGAGGAAGAGGTTGAAGCCACGCAGAACGGTGGATTGGTTGACCCTGTTGAGCCACGCCAACCTGCTGCCGAAACCATGCCTGAGGGGCAAGCTGAGGCTGACGATGAGCAGATGCCTGAGTGATGGGTTGGTTGAACCGCAGCAAAAAAAGCCCTGACGAGCCATCACGTCAGCAGCTTTTGCATTACGTCCAAGCGGAGCTGATGGGGAACTCTTTTGCGGTGATACGGACCACTTGGTATTCCGGTGGTGCCGTTTGTGCCGTCACTGAATGCACGATTGAAAAAACTGATGACCTGGCATTGATGGAGTTCACGGGCATCGTTGGTGATGCCCTGCGTGCAGGCTCAGACGTGTCAATCATCTGTGTTGATTCCTCAGAGGCTGTTGGTCTCAAAAAGACATGAGCGCCCCAGCAGCTGTCTACCGCAATGCCATTGACCTGAACCGTTACAGCAACGGTGTCGCCAGGCGGATCATCCGTTCGTACAACGACGTGATCTTGGATGCTGTTGAACAGCTGCGGGCGATTGAAGAAGAGATTCTGTTGACGGGTGAAGTGACGCAGCCGTTGCGCCAGGCAAGGCTGCGTACGTTGTTGCTTCAGCTCAAAGAGTCATTGGCCACTTGGTCCGGCAGCAGTGCAGCATTGATGGCGGAGGAACTGCAGGGTTTAGCTGTGCTGCAATCTGGTTTCGCCGTTGAGCAGCTGCGGGAAGTTTTACCTGAAGGGACCAACCGTGTTGTTCGTACTGTTGAGATCAGCCCAAGTTTTGCCCAGGCGGTTGTCACGTCAGACCCCACGTCGATTGGCATCGTTGACCTGAGCGACAGGCTTGAAAGGCTGGCCCCAGACACGGTTACTTTCCAGCTCACAGCTGGTCAGCAGCTGACGCTTCCCAATGGTTCAGTCGTGCGCCAAGCGTTTGACCGCATGTCCACTAGGCAAGCCGAAGTATTCAGCCAGGTGCTGCGTGTTGGGGTGCTGGAAGGTAAGTCTGTCGGCAGCATTGTCAGCCAGCTGAAAGGCAGGTTGCGCCGGGAACAGGCAGGCACTGTTGACAGCATCATTGCTTCTGGCGGCCAGGTGACGGCCATGCCCAACAATCAGATCCGCGCCATTGTCCGCACCAGCGTCAATCAGGTTGTTGATGCCGCTGAGGAGCTGGTGGCCCTGCAGAACCCAGATATCACCAAGAAATACAGATACACCGCTTTGCTCGACAGCAAAACGACGCCAATCTGCAGGGCATTGGACGGCAAGGTGTACGAATGGGGCAAAGGCCCCAAGCCGCCACAACACTTCGGCTGCAGGTCACGCCGTGTTTCCCTGACCACCGGCTTTGCAGCCAGAACCCTTGAGCTGCGTGAGCCCTATGGCGTTTGGTTTGACCAGCAGACAGATCTAGTCAAAGAGGATGTCCTTGGTGCCAAGCGCATCCCGTATTACAACTTCCTTGTCAAGAAGTACGGCAAGGAAGACGCTATTCGCAAGTTTGTTGACAGGGACGGTGCAGAGCTAACTTTGAAGCAACTAGCCGACCGCTATCCCAATGCACAGTAAGTACCAGTTCACAGTGCAGGGCGAAACAGCTGCTCCTGCCCGCAAACCCGCTGCCAAGAAAAAGCCTGCTAAAAAAGAGGTGTCATCTGCTGAAGACTGATGCCCCGTTACAGCGGTCCCAAAAAGCCCCAATCAACGATGGGCAAGAAAAAGCCTAAGAAAAAGAAGAAGTGATGGCAGCCAAGCGTCGCCCACCAAAGGACAAGAAGACGGGCCTGCCTAAGGCGTATCTTGCTGGTGCCAAAAACAAGGCGGCCAAGGCCAGCGAAATCAAGCGCACTGCTGCCCTTTACAAGGCTGGCAAAAACATCGACATTGCAGCTGTCTCCAAATCAAGGACTGAGCAAGGTGGCAAGACCAAAAGCAAAACCACTAAGCGACGCCGTAAAGGCAACGCTAAGAAAAAAGGCTGAGGGTACCCGTTTCACCTACGGGCAGCTTGCTGCTGTGTATCGCCGTGGCCAGGGCGCATACTTGTCCAGTGGTTCCAGGAATGTCCCTATGGCTGCCTGGGCAATGGGCCGGGTGAACAGCTTTGTTTCTGGCAAAGGTGGTGCAAGGAAGGCTGATGCTGACTTGCTGAAAAAACGCAAGAAAAAGTGATGGCAATCAAGCGCGGTGGCCACACTTTTCAGGGCTACGACAAACCTATCCGCACTCCAAACCACCCAAGCGGCAAGTCACACGCTGTTGTCATCAAGGATGGCGGCAAGGATCGGCTGATCAGGTTTGGGGCACAAGGCGCACAAACGAAGCCACCTCGTAAGGGTGAATCTGCTGCTGA